TAAGTCAGCTTCTTTCTTAAAGCTGACATGCATGTGGTGAAGGTGTTTGTTAGCCCCTGTGTAGTTGCGCCACTTCCAGTTAAGGACGGGAGACGCAATCCTGCCGTTAAATATAATGTACGAAATGCGCTTTTCTGCCTTAGACTTGCAACTGATTCGAAGTTGATCTGCAAGGTCTGACATGATATGCGGTTTGACTCCTGCACCGAATAAATCTGCGTCAATGTCAATGGCACGAACCCAGCCTTGCTCATCTGGATTATGATCAGACTTGCGAGCAGCGTGTCGGGTATCACCGACCCAACCATCCGATGCCCTGTCACGATCTGGGAAGGAATCATCTAACTGCTCTCTTAACTGAATAGCAGCTTTAGATAATCTTGGCTTCATGAGCAATTATCTTAGTCAAGTGTTCCACTTTATACATTTAATGTTGATGGCTTTGGCGGGTTTGCAAGCAACTCAGCAGCCCAAGCCGATATTGTCGCTTCGTATTCCGCTTTTGATAACTCAATTACTTGGTCATTAACACCTTGTGAAAGAGTTGGAAACTGTGCTTTAAGTTCTGCGATTTTGTTTGTTAGTTCGCTCATTATGCTTTCGCCAATCCATAGACTGAAATTGTGCCTGAAATTGTGCCTGCTGCTGCTGAAAAGATTATTCCTGCTGCGGTTGTCGAAGCATTGTAAAAACCGCCACCTGAAGTAAAATCGCCGTTCCAGCCGTTTTGCAAAGTGCCGCCCAATGATGGCTGAACTGCTGCACCTATTACTTGATGAAATGTTAGTGAACCGCGTAAACCATTGGCAGCACTACTTCCAAGATTAGGTAAGTTTAAGAATGTTAAACTAGCGGTTGCATACGCTAAATAGACACCACCGCCACCTGAACCAGTAAAAGAACCAATATAAGCACTACCAGCAACAGTTGCTGGCGCGCTTGTGCGGAATTGTAATCTTCCAACCGTCCCACCTGTTGAACAGGTAAGGCTTTCAATTATGACTACATAAGTTTCGTAGGTAGATGTAAAGATGTTATCTATAGCCTGTGTGCTAACTGCTGAAAATGTTGTTCGGCTGATAAAAGTATAACCTTGCTGAATGTATTTTAATCCTGTAGCTGCTGTTGAGTCAGCGACTAAAGTTTGTCCGTTTGTGCCTACTGCTAGGCGGGCTGGAGTATCGTTTGCACTAGCTGCGATGAGATCGCCTTTAGCATCTACAATGCTATTTTGGATAGCGTTAGAATCATCCTGTGCAACCCAAGAAAAGTCCATGTCTGTTCCAGATGCTTTAGCAAGTACCTGACCTGTAGTGCCACCCTTGAGATCAACTAAAGATGCATCGATTGAATCGCCTAGGGTCTCAATGGCTACTGCGCCATCCTTGACCAAGTCAGTGCTTGTTGGCACAGCCCAACCAAAATTAGGGGTTGTTGTTGCCATTAGTTTATTACTCCGATCGCTTTAGACCACACTAGTGTAGCATTTACGCCACTCCAAAGGGTATTGGTTGGGATTACTGTCGCCCATGTTGGGGCAATAAGTGAGAAGTCTGTAGGTGAGACATAAATAGTTGCATCAACATAAGTTGGTGTAGCTGCAAGTGAAATGCCCTCTACAAAGCCTGAGAAGTACCCCTCGAACATGTTAAAAGGTAGGTTAGTAATAACTACTGGCTCGCCAAAAAACAGGTTGATAAGGTCGTCTAGTTGAGCAGATGGCATTGTTGGGTTATCGAGTCTAAAAGTAATCTGGTCAAGCTGTGTTCTAGGAGTGGCGCGGAGTGCTAAATCTCTATCAATAATATCTTCAATGTCTGCTGTATGGCGGATGTTAGAATCAAATGACCTCTGATAGCGACCATAGGTAGAAATAGAGGCATCGTCTGTGGCCGAATAAGTGCTGCCATAATCATTGCCATAGCGCACAATTTCGCTGTTACGAATCTTGCCAATTTGCAGGATGGACTTAACGCTGGATGGAGTTGCGTAATTGCCATCTAATTGAGTTGAACCATTTGCTGCTAAGTAGTTGCTTCTATGATCCGCATCGGCATATGAGATTCGCCCCTGTTTGTCCTCGTACAGCGTTCCGAGTGCGCTGTCTGCTATCTGCGTCACTAAGGTCTGCGTGTTGCGCTCTGATGCACTGAGATTATCCATCTCATACAGCCCAGCATCGATTTCACCTAAGCCCACATTCTCAGCATTAGCCCATGTGGTAGTAGGGTCATAGTTATACCACTGAAGGGAAGGTGCTACTTCTTGCCATTGGTTCTCCAATAAATCTGACAAGATAATGCGGATTTGCTCACCATCTAGGTCATGAGCTACTGCTGCTGTGTAAATGGCTTTAGGTAATTTAGCCAATGCGCCTACTGCAAGGATTGAGCCAATCGTGACAAAGCCAGTTTCTTCTGGGCTTCTGACTGAGGTTCTAAAATCTGAGACTGTGCCACCAAATACAGGCACATATACACCAGCACTGTCTTTAAGTTCCAAGCTAAGGGAATCGGTTACATCAATGTCAAAAAGAGCATTGGTAGAGTTAATAATGTCCATGCGGGCATAACCTGCTTGGCATTGCCGATCAATATCAATGCGACCTATGGTGACATTAACTGAGGTTACATTTGTATAAACAGTAGTTCCTACTGTAATACGCCATTCTGGAAGCCATGTCATATTGGTAGAAGCAAACTCGATGTTCCACGCTGGACAGCTTGGCGAATGACATCTTCAACAGCGCGGGCTATTGTTTCTGGGTCTCCAATACCTGTATTCACATTTGTGTTAATGGTTACGCCTGCTGGCAGTTGATTGCCTGTACCCGTTCTTCCTAAACCAACTGTTGATGGCATAGATGTAGTAGCTCCACCATTTGATGTAATGCCTAAAGATGCATTGCTTGCTCCTGCAAATGGAACAAAACCACCAAGTGCAGCTCTCTGCGATGCCGCTAAAGAATTGAAAGCAGATGCAGCAGAACCAGCAAAATTCTTGAAATAACTCTCAAGGCTTGCTAATTGTTCTTTGACAGACATAAAATTAAAGTTCTTAAAAATATCATCTAAAGGCTTAATGCCTGCAAGGGTGCTGACTAACTTTTCCGTGTTCTTCTGAGCATCGTCAAGCAGTTTCGTGTATTTTTCAATCTGGCTAATGTTCTCAGATTCGATAGCCTGCATAAGCTTAAGACGAATACGATCTTCTTCTGAAATCTTGCCCTTGAGAGCAGCTTCAATCTGAATCTTCTGGATGTCAAAGATTGACTTGGCCTTAGCCAATTTTAACTGTGCAGTGTTAATTTTAAGATTTTCTTTGGCAATCTTGTTTTCAGTAGTTGCTGTTGATTTATTAAGGTTAGAGCCAGATTGGATGGGTTTTTTAGAGGGTGTGCTTAAAGTGACTCCAATTTGTTTGCCAGCAAAACCAAAAAAGATACTTTTACCAAGGTCTTTAACATTTTTAATAAGTGATGGAATGGCTCCTATAGCAGTACCAGCAGCTAGGGTTACTTTGTTAAAGCCACCCGCAAGTGTTTCCAAAAAGATTGTGGCATCGCTTGCTTCTGTTCCACCGCTTGCGCGAGATAAAGCATCAACAAAGCCTTTACCAATAAGTTCATTAGCTTTTCCTGTTGCAGTACTTAAAACATCCATTTTGTAAGAAGTTGTAGTTAGGTAATCTTCTGCTGCTCCAGCTGATCTCTTTAGAATAACTGACAAGATTTCATTGAATGACAGTGTCGTAAGTTCAGCCTTTGTCAAACCTGAGTTGTATTTGACTAGACCTCTAGTAACTCCTACATAACCTTTACCCAAATCCTGTGTAACTGTGGCTAAATCAATGCCAGACGCTCGGCTGATAGTAATTGCATCATTAAGAAGTTTCTGGGATTGGGTTAATGAGCCAGTAGTGGTAAGCAAACCCTGAAACGCTGGACGCAGAATGTCGTCCGCAATTGCCGCTGAAGTTTCTAATTTATCAATGTAGTCAGCAATGGCAGGATTAGCGAAGCCAATGCCTAGATTCTCTACTGCTCGGTTAAGTCTAAGGGCTGCTGCTTCATCCGCTGCAAATGCTTTTACTGCTGTCTTGCTAAATTGGACTAATGCCGTTGCGCCAAATGCAATACCAAATGTGCCTGCAAGTTTCTTGACATTGCTATTGAGTTTTCCTACAGCAGTATCGGCTTGCTTAAAGGCTTTATTGCCAGTGTATTCAGCTGCTAAGTTAATGACTACTGATGGATCAACTGCCATTATTTAACTCCCATAGCGTCATAGAACTTTAATTTAGAGTTCTCAATAGCTTTAATAACTGCTGCGTTAGTCTGCCCGCCATCTTCTTTCCATGCTCTAAAGATTGCGCGACCTTTCATTTTGCCTGACCTACGACCTGCACCAGTCTGATTATTGGCATCTACTATCTGCCCATAATTATTCATCGCTTCAATAAATTGCGCACCTGCTCGCGGATTATTGCTTTTAGATTGATTCTTAGTGCCAGAACGAATCATCTTGCCGTAGTTGGCTTGACTCTCACGCACAACTTTAGCCATAGGAGCCTGCTCGCGACCATTAGGATTCTTGCGACCAGCAGTCTCATAAATAGCACCAGCAGCAGAAGCATTAACAATGCGAGCTAGTGCTCTGAAGCCTTGCTTATTAGGTCTAGATGGTGTGGTCTTATATCCAATACCGCGCTTGGCTTTTCCTGTATTCCAAATACGATCACTGCCCCAAGCTGTTGAACTACTTCTAGCCCATCCACTCAGAGGAGCTTGTGAAGGGATAAATCCTCTAGCTTTATTAGTAATCGGCTTAAGGAGATTGCCTAATTCTTTTTGAGTTTCTTTAGCTAAGTCTGGAGCAAAGTTTTTTAGAGCCTTACGAAGTGCGATTGCGCCCTTTACTTCTGTTGGCATCGCTTATCTCCTTTGCTTCATCTTTAAGACCGTACAACAAGGCTTGAAGCATTATTGGGTCTAAATCTAATAACTGCTGTGGCGCGATTCCCAATCTAATGCTCAAGCGAGCTATTAAATAGGTGAATGGATAATCGCGCTTTAAGCTAAAGGGTCTGAGTCCAACACCTCAACGGATTTTAATCCCTCGATAAACTCAATCCCGAAAGGCTTAACAGTTTCACCTGATCTGCGTGTGACTTCCCATGCCAACCAATACACCGAAGTCTGCATCTCGTCTTCACGAAAAGCGCGGTGGAAGCCCTTTTTAGCGTATAACTCAAATGAGTACTCCACTGCTGGAGTAATCTCACCCTCGATAACGCTTCCATCTATACGAACGATTTTTAGTCTTGCCATGAGCTGCCCCTTTTTTTAGTTGTTTAAAATGTGCCTGAAGTTGCTACTGCAATCGTTGAATTACATGTAAATGTAATTGACTGTGTGCCAATGTCTGATACAGCACCATTGATGTCTGTAGTGTTATTGACAAGAATTGAAACAGTGTAAAGAGGGTTAGTAGCAGAAACTGCTGTTCCCTTGGTCTGTAAGAATACAGCTGTGACTGTTGTTCCCCATGCAGCTTGAAGTGTTGCGAGAACATTTGCTGAAGCTGTGTCATTAAGGAAGTCGATGGTTACAGTTGATGCTTCCAAACCTTTTACAAATTTTCTAGAAGAATCTCCCATGGCACTTATTTCAAGCTCATCGAATGAACGGTTGATTGTTACTGCTGTGACATGGTCGCTAAGATCAACAGTGTTAATCTTAACGCCTACATTGTTATTTAGAAATACAGCCATTAGGATTATTCCTCGTCTTTCTTAGTAGATGCTGGCTTTGGTGTTGGTGTGCTAACCTGCCCGATTTTTTTCAGGAAGGCTTCGTTCTCTTGTTCCCACTCGGACATATTAACTCCAACTCGTAAGGATTGATACGGACATCTCGCAGCTGAGAAGGTCTCCCGAAGCAGCATTGAGAACACTAGGCGCACTGA